CTCCCGTGCGAGCTCCGCGAATACGTCCTCGATGTCCTCGCCCTTCTCGGCCAGGAACCCGGTGCGTGTGCCCAGCCCGTTCTGGATCGAGAGCACGGCCGCCTTCGCCTCCTTCTCCGGGTCGATCCACTGCCAGCCTCTAGGCCTATGCCTGACGGCCGTGTACCGGGACGGATCGCGGGAGGCGAGCTTGAGCGCACCGGACAGAAGCGCCATGCCGAGCCACGCCGAGTAGAGCGGCCGCCTCCACATGTCGATGAAGTCCTGCTGGATGGAACGCCAGTCGTCGCGCTCGACGAGCGCGAAGCTCCTCATCGTGGAGTAGCTCACTCCCTCGGCGTCGTTGGCGAGCACGTTGTAGAACACGCTGAACCCGGAGGCGATCTTCCGGAGCATCTGCTTGATGAAGGCCGGGAACTGCGCCGTCGGATGCTCGGGTTCCCACGCCTTGAACTCGTAGCCGTCGGGGACGATCTCGAACGTGCCGGGGTTGGCTTCCATCCCAGCCGGGCTCGCGTCGCTGGCGAGGTCCCCCACAACCGAGTCCGACCGCTTCTCGAAGAGGCCCATCTTCGAGGCGCCGATGCGCGCCGCGACGGCCTCGCTCTCCTCGTAGGCGTTCAGCATGTGCGCGGGGACCATCACTGAGTGGACCCACGTGACCCCGCGCGTCTGGTTCACACGCTCGGGATCGTAGAGGTGGAGCATCTCGGAGGCAGGCACGAAGTAGCGTTCACGCATGATGTCGACGATGGACGCCGCGCCCTTGTTCCACACCCAGAACCCGACCGGCCGGGAGAGCGCGTCCACCTCGACGCCCATCCGGATCTCGTTCTCGCTCCCGCGCCGTGGCCGGTTGAAGGTCTCGTCGATCAGGTCCGCGTCGATCGCCTGGAGCGCGAGGCCGTGGGGGTTCCCCTCAAACCCCCGCCAGAGCCGCACGAACGCCTCGCCGTCGCAGGCCATCGTCTTGAGGATGACCTTCTCGAACCGGCGGAGCGTGAGCCTGCCGTCGACCGTGACCGGCGAGTTCGCCCAGTCGTTCCATGCGGCCTCGATCGCGGCGTTCACATCGTCATCGACCTCTCCGCCCATCCTGACCTGGGCCTGGAGCTTGATTCCCATGGGCCCGATGACGTTGTTCACGAGGAGCCGGAAGTAGCGCTTGACGTAGCTGTTGTTGCGCCCGAGCTCCCGCGCCCGGGCGCGGAGGAGCCTGATGTCGCCCCGGATCTCGTCGTCGGCCGTGCGCGCCTGCGCGATCCAGTCCAAGAGGAGCCGGTGGACGCCCGCTCCATCGAAGACGCCCCGGGCGCCCCGGATCTCGCGCCATGCCAGCCGGAACGCGCGGCCGACGCGCCTATGGAGGGGCCGCCGCGTCATCGCTCAAACCCCGTTCCGGTGAAGGAAACGAGGACGGACCGTGTCACGGAGTTGGGGTTCTTCAGGCGCGCGAGGCGGGACTCGAGGCTCGTGAGGAGGTCCACGGCCTCCTTGACCGGCATCTTTGAGACGGCGCGGCCCGCGATCTGGTAGGACTCCATGGCCGTGGGGAGCCGGCCCTCGATGTGGGACTTCAAGGCGGCGATAGCCCGCTCCAGCCACTCCTGTTCGCTTCCCTCGGTGGCCTCGGCGAGGTTCGGAAGGATCGAGACGATGCCTGACGCGACCTCGTAGACCTCGCCTCCAGCGTTGCTGACGCGCTCCACCCACTTGTAGAGCCCGGCGGCGAACGCGCCTCCTGTGTCCTCGGCCGCGAGCGTCACGACGAAGTCGTCGCCGTCAGCGGCGGCGGTCTTGGCGAGCACGCTCGCACCCGCCAGATGAAGTCGGAGGGTCCACCCGTCACCCGCCGGGTAGCCGGTGAACCGCTTCCGGTACTTCACCGTCGTGCCGGCCGCGAACGACTCGGGAAGTGATGTGAGCTCCTGTGTCATGCGGTCACGCTGACACAGCGCGAAAAGCCCGACCAACCTAAATGACATTTAGTTTGGTCGGCTCTTCTGGAATGCGTCATCAGTGGACGCATGAGCAACGCACCGGCCGACACCAAGACGACGCGCACCATCAAGGTGCCGCGCATCCAGTACCGCGACTTCGACGTCGAGGTCGAGCCACGCGCGGACGGCGGCGAGGATGAGGTCCGCCTCTATCCCGTCTCGTTCTCGAGCGAAGCGCCGGTCCGCCGGTTCTCGTGGGACACGTGGGAGGATTACGACGAGATCCTCTCCCACGCCCCTGGCGACGTCGACCTCTCCCGCGCGAAGAACGGCCTCCCCCTCATCAAGTCACACCAGCGGCTCATGCACTTCGGCTCGGTAACGGACGTCGAGCTCGATGAGAAGCGCAAGCGGCTGCGTGGGCTGGCGAGCTTCTCGTCCATTCCGCTGGGGCAGGAACAAGAGACGATGCTCCGCGAGGGACACATCAAGACGGTGTCGGTCGGCTACCAGGTCCTCTCGATGGAGATGGTCTCCAAGGACAAGAAGACCGGCATCGCCACCTACCGATGCACATGGATGCCTTACGAGGTCTCCACAGAACCAATCCCGGCGGACTACAAGGTCGGCTTCGGCCGCTCCGACGCGACGGACATGGATCTCATTGAGTTCACGGTCGAGGAGCCCGGCGGCAGTGGCCGCGACGCCACGGAAGGAGAACGCACGATGAGCACGGCAGCAGGAACGCAGCCCACCGAGACCCCGGCGAAGTCGCCCGAGGTCGTGGCCACGCCGAAGGAGACTCCGCCCGAGCACGTGGAGGTCCACGACCGCGGAGCCGAGGCGGCCGAGATCATGGAGATGGCCCAGGCGCACGGGATGACCGACAAGGCGGCCGGGTGGATCCGCAGGGGCCTCACGCCCGACCAGGTCTCGCGCGAGATCCTGAACGCCGTCAGGACCCGCGGGCCGGGCCAGCCGTCGGCGGAGTCGCTCGAGGCGATGCCGGCCAAGGACAGGAAGCGCTACTCGGTCCACCGAGCGATCCGCATGCAGGCCGAGATCATGGACGGCAAGCGGAGCCGGTACGACGGGCTCGAGGCCGAGGTCCACGAGGAGCTCGCCAAGCACAGGACCGGCGCGGACCACGGCGGGATCCTCGTCCCGTGGCGCATGCGCGGCGACGACGAGCTCGGCCTGGACGGAATGCGCGTGCTCGGCACGACGCAGCCCACCGGCGGCGCCACGCTCGTCGGCCAGCAGGTTATGCCCGACATGATAGACCTCCTCCGGAACCGTGCGCTCGTGCTCGTCGCGGGCGCGCGGCTCTTCCCCGGCCTTCAGGGGGTCGTGTACTTCAACAAGAAGACGGGCGCACCCTCCGTCACCTGGATGGAGGAGAACCCTCCGGCCGACGCCCCGCAGTCGGAGCCTGCGTACGGCTACGTCTCCCTCTCTCCCAAGACGCTCATCGGCCAGGTCCAGATCCCGCGCCAGCTGCTCGTCATGTCCTCGATCGACGTCGAGGCCGACATCCGGAGCGACCTCGCGACCGGACACGGCCTCGCGCTCGACCTCGGGGCGCTCCACGGGAAGGGCACGGACAAGCAGCCAGTGGGCATCTACTCGGCGGCCGATGTGCAGTCGCATCCCGTGGGCGGCGTGCCCGACCTCGAGGACATCACCACGATGCCCGCCCTGGTCGCGGACAAGAACGCCGACCTCGGGTCCCTCTCCTGGATGACGACCCCGCTCATGGCGGGCGTTCTCAAGCGCACGCCGGTCGTGTCGGGCTACCCCGTGTTCCTCTGGGTCGGCACGTACCGCGAGGGCGAGCTCGGCGGCTACCCCGGCAGGACCACAAACCAGATCTCGAAGACTCTCGGAGCCGGCAGCAACGAGCACGGGCTCATCTTCGGGAACTGGAACGACCTCCTGATCGGCATGTGGGGGAATGACCTCGAGATCGTCGTGGACGTCGTGACCAAGGCTGCGCGCGGCCAGATCCTCATCACGAGCTACTCGATGGGCGACACGGCCGTCCGTCGCGGCGAGTCGTTCGTGAAGGGCACGGGCGCCACGATCTCGTAGGGGGACGCATGGCTGAGGAAGTGAAGCTCACGATCGAGATCACGACGGGCCACTGCCTGGGCGGCGAGGGGAACGACGTCTACCCCGGGCAAGTCCTCGTGGCCCCGCGCGACCTCTCCATTGCGGACGCGAGGAAGAAGGTCCGGATGGGCTACGCCCGGGTCATCCCTTGCGAGCCTGAGCCTGCCACTGAGGCCAAGGAGGACGCGGGGCCCGCTGTCGTTGCACATGCGGACCCGGACGTGGAAGCCCGGGACCCCGACACCAAACCACCCAAGAACACACGGAGACGCCGACCCAAGGCCGGCGGGAGGTAATGGAATGACTCATCTCTTGAACGCACTGGCCCAGGCCATCGGGCTCGTGCTCGTTCCGGCCGCCAGCTACGACGCTACGGTCGAGGGCACGGGCATCGACGTCTTGGACTACGAGGGCGTCGCGCTCGCCGTGCTGAACGCATCGGCGGGCACCGGCACCGATCCCACGCTCGATGTGAAGCTCCAGCACTCCGACGATGACTCGACCTATGCCGACGTCACCGGCGGCACATTCACACAAGTGACCGACGTCGCGGGCACCGCCGGCGTGCAGGTCCTGAAGGTGAACATCTCCGATCTCAAGCGGTACGTCCGCGTGATCGGGACGATCGCCGGAACCACGCCCGCGTTCGAGTTCGGCGTCGAGTTCATCGGGATCAAGAAGGCGAGCTAGGCATGGCGGTTCTCGGCGAAGCGGACGTCGCGGCGATGCTGGCCGATCTCGAGGAGGCTGGAGGCGGCGTCGACGTGACGCTCGGGGCCACGACCGTCACCGGCCTGTTTGACCGTGAGGCTGTGGAGGTACTGGGAGGAGAGATGCCCGCTGTCGTTGCGGCTGACGAGACCGTCCACGTCCGGAGCGGGGCCCTCCCCGGCCTCGCTTCGCGCGTCCCGGTCGCCGTGGGCGGTGCCGACTACCTGGTCTTGAAGGTCCTCACCTACGGAGACGGAGCGATGACGCGCGTCGCGCTGAGGAAGCCATGAGCACGATCCGCGAGCAGATCGTCACCTCGGCCGTCGCGGCCCTCGGCACCGGCGCGCCCTCCGGTGTGCCCGCTCCCGTGCGCACGCGGCTCGACTCCCCGAGCGCCGACCAGCTCCCGGCGCTCACCGTCTACCAGGCGGCGGAGACGGTCGAGTCGATGCGCGACTACAAGGAAGGCGGCACGAGCAGAGGCCCCATCGTCCGGCGGATGCTGCTCCTCAACGTCGAGGTCGTGACGAAGGCCGGCGACGGGGCCGAGCCCGACAAGGCGGCCGACCCCATCCTCGCGTGGGCGACGAAGGCACTCGGAGCGGCGGGGACCATGGGTGGGCTCGCGAACCAGCCGGCGGACGAGGCCGGCACGAAGTTCGAGTACGAGCAGGGCGAGACCTCGTTCTGCCGGGCGACGATGGCATTCCGATTCGAGTACCAGTCACGGGCGGACGACGCGGAGGCCGTGGCGTAGGCCCGCGGACCGCACCGCCGGGAGGGAACCATGCCCGAGGTTGTGAACGGCAACAACATCCTGCTCGGCCGGGGCAAGATCTACTTCGACCGGTTCGATGCCAGCGGAAACCGCACGGGTGAGTTCTTCCTCGGCAACTGCCCGACATTCGAGATCACTCCCACGTCTGAGGACATCAAGAAGTACTCGAGCGCGGACAAGGCCGCCGACCTCATCGCCTCGGACGTCCTCCGGACGACGCTCGCGCTCAGGATCGTCGGGGACGAGTTCTCGAAGGAGAACCTGGCGATGGCCCTCTTCGGTGACACTGCGACCCTCTCCCAGACGGGCTCGACCGTGACGGCGGAGGAGATCGACGGCGTCCTTCAGGGCCGCTACTACCCACTCTCCAAGCGCGACGTGAGCCTCGTGACGGTAACGGGCTCGGGCGGCACGCCGACCTACGTCGTGGACGACGACTACAAGGTCGATGCCGTCTCCGGCCGCATCTACATCGTCGAGGGCGGCGACATCACGGACGGCACGGACATCGAGGTCGACTTCACCTACGAGACGATCGCGCTCCCCACCGTGCGCGGCATGAACCAGACCTCGATCAAGGGGTATCTGCGATTCATCGGCGACCCTGCGCGCGGCCCCAAGTACGAGTGCGAGATCTGGCGCGCCTCCGTACGGGCCGACGGGGCGATCGGGTTCATCGCCGACGAGTACGCGAGCTTCACGCTCACAGGTGACATCGAGTCGGACGCGGCGAATCACCCCAATGAGCCGCACTACAGGCTCATCAGGATCGCGTGACGGCTATGACGGAGAAGCACGTTCTCGGAGGACGGACGTTCCTCGCGATCAAGGAGTCCACCGTCGAGCAGGACTTCCTGTTCCTCGCGCTGGTCAAGCGGGCGCGGCTTGACGAGGTCGTCCTCGAGCCCGGGGAGAGCCCTGAGGACTTCGCTCGCAGGCTCCTCGAAGCGGCGGTCGAGAGCGGGGCCATCCTCGAGATCCTGGCGTGCCTGCTCGTTCCGGAGGAGGCTGCCCAGCGCGGCAGGGATCCCGGGGAAGCCTGGGCCCGCGAGATGGCCGAGGAGACCGCGCGCTTCCTGGGCGGGCTTAGGAAGCCCGAGGACAAGGACAAGATCAGGAGCCTCGTGCTCTCCCTCCTCATCCCTTTTGTCGAGAGCGGGATCGTCTCCTTGAGGACTTCGATGACATCCTCACGCGCGGCGGTCCCGAAGACAAGGACGAGCCGGCTGGGCGCTACGGTCCCTGGACAGGCCTCGTCCTCGAGCTCGCGCAAGGCGACCACGAACGCGCGGAGCGCATCTTCCGCTGGCCACTCCGGGCGGCCCTCGACTGCTTCCGCGTGAGAATGCGAACAGCGGCGCTGGAGGACTACCGGCACCGGCTCCTCTGCTGGTGCGTCATGGCCCCGCACTACTCGAAGGGCTCACGGCCACGTCCTCCGGCGGTCCCCGAGATCCTGAGAGGACGGCGCAGGGATGGCCGGTAGGCCCGACGTCAGAGTCAGACTCTCGGCCGAGGGCGTCGCGGAAGTGGTCGCGGCGCTCAAGCGCGTTCAGGCCGAGGGACAGAAGACCGCGGTCAAGCAGACGCGCGGCTTTCAGGGCCTGAACCGCATTCTCGGCGGCACCACGAACCTCCTGGCCGGCCTAGGCCTTGCGCTCGGGGTCCACCAGTTCACGCGGTGGATCCGAGGCGCCGTCGATGCCGCCGACGCGATCGCCAAGACCGGGAAGCGTGTCGGCGCCGCCGTTGAGAACCTCTCCGCGCTCCATCTCGTCGCCAGGATCTCCGGCTCCAGCCTCGAGGAAGTCGCGAAGGCGCTCGCCAAG